ACTTTTCAACAAGCTTTACAAGGTGATCTTGACAAGAACATCACATCAATTTGTTATGGAACGTCCCCTGGATATCCATATTCTTTAACATCCACAAAGGGAAAGCATCCTTTTATTGTACGCACTAATGTAGATGGACAAGAAACTTTTGATTTCGAACCAACATTTTATCAAAATCTGCTTCAGTATGATGAAAAACTTCGACAAGGCCAACAAATCGAGGTTTTATGGGCTGATGTTTTGAAAGATGAAACCAGAGCAATTGAAAAAGTTGCAGAAGGCAAAACACGTTTGTTTACAGCTTGCCCATTACATTATCTCTTTTTGATTAGAAAATATTTTATGGATTTCGTTGTTTTTGTTCAAAGCACTCCAGCTAGTAAACCAGTTGCAGTTGGCGTCAATGCTCACTCCTTGGATTGGACATTATTATACCAAAGGTTGTCATCAAAAGCCAATTCAGTAATAGCCGGTGATTTTTCTAATTATGATGGAAAATTACCCCAAACCGTTGGTAAATTATTCGTTAAATTTGTTAATCAGTGGTACGATGATGATTTAGTTAATCAACAAGTTCGTGAACTCTTGATGGAGCACATTTTTAATGCTACTCACATTTATGAACAATGGACTTATCAAGTTGCTGATGGAAATCCTTCTGGAAATCCTATAACATCTATTTATAACTCATTTTGTAATATTATAATGTGTTATACAATTCTCACCCAAGATTTCCAACTTGAAGAACAACAATTTGAACTGACAACCTACGGTGATGATAATATCATGACCATTGCTATTCCGCAAGTAAGAGCTTCTGACTTCACACCACATTTTAAAAGAAGATTTGACATGGATTATACTCATTTCACAAAAGAAGATAGTTCTGTTTTTGACACTTTGGATACAATTAGTTTTTTAGGAAGAAGATTTGTTAAAGAAAATTCTCTCTACAGAGCACCCCTTGATCTAAATACTATAGTTGAAAGTACTTATTGGTTTAGAACTCCTAACGATCCAGACACCGTTTTACTCGCAGTGGCTGAATCATATTTTAGAGAACTATCCCATCATGGTAGAGACACTTTTACTATTTGGTCAAATAAATTCCTTCATGCTGTGGAGGAAAATAACCCAGATATGTTTAAATTTGTTCGTGAAAAACGTCAAAGTTATGCATATTATTGGAAATCAATGTACTGATTTTCCAACCCTCTAGGACTGATGGCCTTACCATTTTTGTAGATTTAATTTCCTGAAAATCTCACCGGACTTAGTGATTCTTCATTATCATCCAATGTCAACTCCGATACACCTGATCGTGATATCAATAATTCCACCCCTACCCAACAGGTCCAACTAGGTACTTATGATGATGCTGCTTCTCTTACTGTTTCATCTGTTGCCCCCCTTGTTTATCAACAACCACATACTGTATTTAATATGGAAACTTTTCCGTTAAATGGAGTTTTCAATAGAGAATATGAAATGGGTTCAATCAGTTGGAGTGACACGGCTGCAACCGGCACTATTCTCCATGAATATCAATTTCCCAAAGATTTATTCTCGCAAAAAGTTATCCATGACAAGATTCAGAATTTTCGTCTCTTTCGTG